CTAGGATCAATTAAAGATCTATCTATATTATAATTAAAGTTTGGCCTAATTTCAGTAATTGGTTGATCGTTGCCACCTCCACCACCATAGTCTGTTTGTCCTCCGCTTACAGCTTGTGTCGCAAAATCTTGACTTGCTGTTGTTGAACTTGGACTAGCAAAATCGCTATATCCTGTGTTTCCACCTCTAGCATACAGTTGTCTGGCTATTTGTGATCTTGTTATACTCATAGTTTTTTAATATTGTTAAAATTAAGGCAGGTAGAATTCCTGATCTTATAAACTACCTGAAAATAAATCATATTACAACTCTTTAGTAAAAGCTCCTAAAGGTGGCATTGCTGCTACTTTTATCTTAACAGACCTCACAATATGTTCTTTTTGTGTAAGTGTATTTGGATTAGCAATGTCTGCTTCTGCTTCAGCATCAGAATTGTATTCTTGATTAGTTTCTTTGTTTCTTAATACTACTTCGGTTTCGCATTTAACTACTGGCACTTTTTTGCCATTAATCATTGTATATGCTACTTCACCTTCTTCTATAAACGCCATATTATCTCCTAATCTCTGTTTATCTCTAATATTGATATTATTGCACTTATACCAGATATATCAGAAGATTCAATCTTTAGAATGTCGTTTTCTTCTAATACTATTGGTCCATTGGCTATATTGGAAATATTGGGACCAGTTATACTAGCATAAGCTATTTGATAATCAGTAGTAGCTGATGAGTCAGTTACCGTTGCCTTTACTATCTTTGTACCTGTTTCAATAGTTACTTGTATGTTTTGTACAATAGCACGTGAGTCTGATGGCACAGTATACACGGATACTGGATCTGTATCTGCTGGATCAAAAAATGCGTTTTTATATATATTAGCCATTAGAAGCCACCTCTCATACTAAACCAAGAATATCTTTCAGTTTCTTGTTTTAATTCATTTAAGAAAGTAGAATTTAATTGTTCAACAATCGTAGTGATAGATCTATTGATTTGTTTTTGGTTAGAAAAATCATATTGAGTTTTTGGTTCTGGTATTCTTATGTTAATTTTTGCCATTATCTTCTCCCATCAGGTTGTATGTCTAATCTTAAAGTTCCAAATCTCCATGTTTCACTAACACCATCATTTTCTATTTTAATATTACAGAATCTTCCTCTTGCACGAGTATCCTTCTTTTGTGTAGTTGATGTTATCGTAAATGGACTTAAACTTGTAGTGGTGTCTGAATCTTGAGGATATCGTTTAACGGCCAAAGTTACTTTAGCATTGTTTTCTAATGTTTTAAAATCAGGAACGAATCTTCTCATTGCAAGAAATACTTCACCTGCAGTTCCTTGTATATTTAAATCAAAGTCATAAGATTTTATGAAAGAAGTAACTACTGTAGTAGATCCATCTGGATTAACTTGATCTGTTCCTACTTCATGTTCAAATAATATAGTTTGACCTAATCCATCTTCACCAACTACTACAGGAAAGGATCCTGTTTCTGTTGAATCATATTTAGTTGCAAAAGGTTTTGGATAAACGATACTATCAATCCAAGAAGTTCTGGCTTCACTACCAGTATACCAAACTTGTTCTCCATAATTGTAGATTACATATCTATCATTAAAGTTTGCATTGTTAGACGGATAGTACCAAATGATTTCCGTATACAAGTTATTTAATCCTGCATAAACTTGTTGTCCTTTTGTAGTATTAAAATCATCATAAACAAAATCTTCAACGCTACAAGGCATTGATTTAACCGTACCATCATACATAAAGAATCCATTGTTTGATATCCAGAATGCAGCACCATCTATTTCAACAACGGCATTTTTACCAATCAAACCACAGTTTGTACCTGCTTGTTCAAAACCAAATGTAAAAGGAGCACCAATGTACTTCATTGTATATAATGCATTGTCAGTCCAAACTAGAATTGTTTCTTTTGCTTTCAAAGTTCCTATAATCTTTGTTCCATCTTGTAATCTAAAGTCACCCGCTGCGTTGATCGCAGTTGGTACGTAATCATTTATATTTTCTTGATCAGAGAATCTAATGAACATATCATCTTGTGTTGATGCCGTGCCAATAGTTGTTTCAGTTCCAAAGTGAACCAAGTGTCTTGTTGTTGGTGATACTAAAGTTAATCTTGAAGCTGTTGGATTATTAGTTGTTTCAAATCCAGAAGTCGTAGTAGATGCTCTTGTTGTAAATTTTGATGCAGCACCTGAATTCCAGGTAAATGTTTTACCATTTGCAATCGTTGCAATTAATACTTGACCAAAGTTATCTAATGACCAAAGCCCTGGTTCAAGGACCACGTCTTGTGCTGAAGAAGCCTCTCCCCATCCACCTGCACCCCAAGTATCTGTTCCCCAACCATAACCATAAGATTGTTCTGCTGGACCTACGTTTTCATAAGGATTAACATCTATGCTTCCACCTGTTGCAACAGTTCCTGTTGCAGCCGTGCTTTGAGTTATTGTAAATACAGTAGTTGAAGTTATTCCTGTGACTTGAAATAATTTATTTTCAAAGTCAGCATCTACATAACCTGTACCGCCAGGTAAAGTTACATTTTCTAATAATACTATGTCACCAGTTATTAAACCGTGAGGAGTTCCAGTAGTAATTTCACAAACCGCAGAAGTATCTGTTGTTGCAATGGTTGCAGAAGTTAAAGCAGCTCTTACTGGAGTAATGTCATAAAGTTGACCTTCAAAATAAATAAGTAAGAATTTATCCGTACCTATACCAACATATCTATTTCCTTCTAGGTCTACGAATGCATGAAGTTTTCTTGATACACCAACAATGGTATCAGTAACAAGTGAAGCCCAACCATTTACTTTTTCTGGTAGACCATATCTAAATCTGACGTTATCAGAATCTACCCAACGTTGTTCGGCTCCAACAGCCGTATTTTGTTTGTCTATGCCTGGTAAGAATTTATATTCTACGAGAGCCATTTGTTAGCTCCTATATGTTATCTTTGTATATCCAGCCTCTTGTTGCATTAACATATACTAAAGTGAATGCTACGGAGTTAGTTGAAACTGTCAAGTTAGATGCAGCACCTAAAAGATTTGAACCATTTCTATCAACGGTTAAATTGTTTGATGCCAAGTTATTTCCACTATCAATGATAGTAACTTCATTACCTATTGCTGGTGAAGAAGGTAAGGTAATCGTAACTGGAGCACCTATTCCACCCCCTGAAGTATCTACTAAAACTTGATCTCCATTAACTGCCGTGTAGTTAGCAGAAGGAGTGTAATAACCTTTCTTTTGTATACCTAAACTTATGTTAGTCCCATCTGAATATAATAAACTAGTTGAACCTACTGGTAATGCGATTCCAGTTCCTGAAACCGTTTTTACTGTTAATGTGTAATTAGATGATGATCTTGCTGTTGCATCTTCTACTACGAATACTCTTTCAGCAGAATCTGGCATTGTAACGACTCTATTACCAGTTAAAGTTCCAGTAAGTTTCATGTAAAAATTCTTACCATTTGAAACCGCACCATTAGATAAAGCCAATGCTACGTCAGATGGTCCAACGGCAATCGCAATGTATCCTGATACTGCTTGTTCTAATTGTTGTAAATTTGTGTTTGTTATTGTACCCCAGGTTCCAGACTTTTCACCTGTTGTCATTAATTCTAATTTTAAGTCACTTGAATATGTACTAGCCATTTATTCTCCTATGGATTATCTGGATCTATTGGTATCCAAATTTGTGATGCCCCTGGAGGTATCAAATTCCAAGTTATAACAGAAACATCCCTAGTTGCAAGGGCTAATTCTTCCCCTGTTACAAGAACAGTTTGACCTATTTTAACTACTACATTTCCAGTTGCTAAATCAACTCTTTGTCCAGTTGGTAATACTAAAGACTTACCTTGAATAACTACGTTACCAATGGCAAAATTCATCCTTACGCCATTGACTGTAACTGTTACGTTTACTCCGCCTGGTGACGCAAAAGGTGATGCTGAAAAACTAGTTGCTCCAAAAAACATATTAACTTCCTAATGAGGTTTGTATTTCCGTCCAAATTTGACTTACTCCTGGAACAACACCGTCCCATTTCTTGACGTTAACACTTCCGTCAGCAATAGTAAATCCTTCTCCAGTAACTAAAGCTCTTGCATTAGCTTTAACTGTAACTGTTCCAGTTGATAAATCTTGTCTGTTAGTTGTAACGATGACAGTAGCATTTGCTTTAGTTGTTACATTACCTACTACGATATCTACTTTATTACCTGTTATTGAAACATTTGCTTTTGCAACTACGGTTACATCTCCAGTGTCTACATTAACTCTTGAACCTATTGGTAATACATTTGCTGCAGCTGTAGTTGTTACTATTCCCGTTTCTAGTTCAAAGCCATTACCTGTAACTGAATACTTAAAGGCAAAGGTTACTACTCCAGAATCTATTTCTAATTGTGATCCAGTAGCATCTATGTTTGCATCTCCAGATAAAGTTACTGCGCCAGTTTCTAAATCAACTCTATTACCCGTTACTCCAACTACGTCAGCTACGTTAACTTCACCTGTTGCTAGGTCAAATAGATTACCTGTAACTGAAGTTGTGGCATTGGCATTGATTACAACGGTTCCTGTTGCAAGGGCTGTGGCTATTCCAGATACACCAATGACATCTGCAACTTGTAAATTACCTATTGCAACATTTAATCTATTACCTGTAACTGGGACGTTTGCCTTACCAATGAATGACAAGGTTCCTGTATTTACATTGAGTCTGTTACCTGTTGCTATGACTAATGCATTAGGATTGAATCCTGGATCTGCAAAGGGTGCTGAAGCAAAGGAAGTTCCGCCAAAAAACATAATATAATCCTTATAAAGGAGACAGTGAGGTATGTGGTGGAGTCACTGTCCCCATTATAAGGTTATATCAGCGTTTGAACCAAGATGGAAGTCCTAAATGTGGCCGCTTATCAAATTTGTTAAGTTCGGCTTCTTTAGATACTTTATTGTAATGCAAGAAAA